CGCGCACCGGCCAGGTGATACATAGCAACTTCATCTTTAAGGTCGTTGTAGTAGTTACCAAGCAACGTTTTAGCTGTGCTAAGCAAGTTGTGCTTAGTACGCTTTTGCGACATTTTACCGCCGCTATCAACCATCTTACGGCCTTGGTCAATACGCAATTCAAATACTGTTTTGCTCAAGCTTTCGCCACGGCCTTCCAGTTTTTTATCGCCCATTGTTGGTAAACCGCTTAGGTTGTGGAATAAATCCATTTCAACCGAATCACCGGCTTGGCTTTGCAAGTCGTTGATCATAACCACTGGCGCGCCCTTTTCAGTTTGCTTTTTGCCGTAGGCCATATCAGCTTTAGCCGCTTTTGGTGCAGAGCCGGTTAACATGTTCACGAACGTATTTTGACGGCGTGTATGTGTAAACAGGGCAGCGCCAAACGCTTTGGCCGCTTGTGCTTTTGTAATTGTGCTCATTTTAATTTCCTAGAGAAAATCTGACGCGCTTTCAAGCATCGCTTCAATTTGCGCTTCGGTCATACCTTCCATTTCTGCTGTGATAGTCGCAGCATCTTTGTCCAGTAAGTTTGCGTTAGCGCTCATATCGCTGGCTTGTGTGCCTACGTCAGTGGGGGTATTTGGGATTGGTGCAGAGTTTGCGTTGCTTGGCTTAGGCTTGTGCTGTTCACCAAAGGCGCTTTGTACGCGCTTTTCAACTTCTTTAAATCGCTCTGCTACAGATTTGTTTGCAAACGATGGGTCTTTTGCGAGCTTGTCATCAATAACCTTTGCCATATCCCACTTATCAACGTCGCTTTCCATCCACTGCTTTAAGTGCTGTGAATTTGCGAACGCGTCTTGCACTTCATTTTGTGAAGTGGGTTGCTGTGGTGCCGGCTGGTTTTTGATGCCGTACTGCTGAATTTGGTTAGCAAGTTCACTAACTAATTCACCAAGCTCAGGGTATTCGTCCTTTATGCGCTCCATTAACTCAGGATCTTTAAGCATTTCACCTGGTAGTTTGCGTGGATCTATTCCAGCCTCTTTAAGTTGGCTGCTATGTAGCTCGGCTACACGTTTAGACTCTGCAAACTGGCTTTCAAGTTCTGCTTTTTCTCTGGCTATTCTTTGGCTTTCGGCTTCGGCTGCTGCTGCACGCTCTCGCGTTTGCACAAGTACGTCATACGGTAAACTGTGTTGACCGTTCTTGCTGCTTACGTCCGTTGCTTTTACGTAATACTCGCCATCGATTTCAACAAAACCTTCTGGTGCTTCACCTTCTTTGGTTGACGACTCCCCTTCTACGTCTGTTTTAGCTGGTGTTTCGCTTACTTCCTGCTTTGGCTCTGCCGCTGGTGTTTCTTGTTTGATTTCTACTACAGGCTCTTTTTCGCCATCTTCGCCACCAAATAGTGTTTCACCTTCAATATCAAGGCCAGCTAATGCCGCCTCGATTTCTTCGTCAGTGCCATTTGCTAATATCTCGTCTAGTTCGTCCACTTTTATTACCCCATCGACCATTTAACGTATGGTTACGAAAATTAAAATTTAGGCGTATCGCTGCCCTTGCGAGTTTGTGCATCGCACAAAAAAGCCGCCTTGATTTCTCAAAGCGGCTTCTTTTCTGCGTAGTACGTGTTTCTTTATCTGTATGGTTTGCGGAGCTTTACATTGAAACCTCCCCAGCTAATTGCTGTTAACTTTCGGCCATTTTTTAAATAAGGCGCAGGCCGTACCGCGTCATTTGATTTTTCTATCTTAGCCGGCTCAAACGCTGGCATTATGTATTTCAAAAACCAGTGCTTGAGTATGTTCATGCTTACCCCGCGTGAATGGCTTGTTTAACTACGCTATGAAATAGCGCATCTTTGACTTGCTGTTTTTCTGGCAAGTGGTGAAATGGCTTTAGGAGCTCATGCGTTTTGCTTTTGATTGAGCGCTTAGGGCCATACTTCCAGCCGGCAACAATCATTTTTGCAACCCATGCGTCATGCCATGCTTTAGCGTCAGCATCGATATTGATAATTAAAAACGCAACATGCTCAATAACACCGTCTTTTTCTGGCTGCTCTAGCTCATGCCAATGCTTTAATGGCTCACGAATTACCGCTGTGTAAGCTTGATTAACTTCGTGACACATTTTTGCAATGGCTTCCACTTGCTCCATGTGGTCTGCAGGTATATGGTCCAGGCTTCCTAGTTCATTACTCACTTTCAACTACCTCGATACCAAGTACAGCCACGGTTGTTCCCTTAACTGTTGCTTTAATGCCTGCTGCGCTTGCGTTTGTTTCGTAGCGCCAGCCCTTATAATAAATAGCTAAGCCGCCGTCATTAGAAGTCGGCTCACCGTCCGTTTCGTGGATAAACACATCAACTTCACTTTTGTTTTGTATTTTAAGCACTGTACCTGCTGGTAGCTGCGGCAAGTTTGGCTGCTCATTAAGTAAAGCTAAAACATCGTTTGTGGTTTTAGGGTGAATTGTAATGTTTGGTCTAAACGGCATTTTGCTCGTCCTCTACTGGTGTGAAGTGCGCAACAATTTCACGCGCTTGATTAATGTTGCAAATAAATGGGCCAATAATGCCTTGCTCCATTTGCTCAATCGTTTCGCTTGTTGACAGGTATTTAAAGTCGGCTTCTGAATACTCAGCCTCGATAGGTGCTAAATCAGAGCCAGCAAAAACTAGTAATTTATACCCGCCAAAGGTCGGTGCGTCAGGCCATCTTTCGGATAGTGAGCGCTCCCAGTCACCAACTGTAACTAACGCGTATTTTTGATTAGCTATTGGCATTGCCAGTCTCCCAAACGTCTGAACTGTAGTTGGCCATTGTCGCGTTAACATTACCCACTGTAGCTAATTGTGTAGCCCCTTGGGGTTTGTTGGTTAGTGGCATTTTGTATGTAATAACTTCATCGATCAATATTTCAAAATCGTACACGCACCCTTGCAAAAAGTAAGTTTGACCATTGTTATGCGCGCCTATGTCTTTTATATAGAAAGTATTAGCTACACTAAGCTCAACTTGATGAGTAAGCCCGTCTAATGGGTACGATTCATCCATATCAATACCGTCAACAGTACCGGTTATATCCCCCTTTTGCTTCATGTAAGCAGGCCTGACTTGAGTAGCGTCTAGGTATAACCTTGTTCTTACTGTGTCCCCCTCATCATGACCGAAAAGCACTTCTGAAATATATGGAACCTCAGTTATTCCAGCCATCTTAAAGCGTATTTTAGCCCCTGCTGGCACCTCTAATATTTCACTAAAGCGCCAATACTGACTAAGCCCATCAAGTCTAGCCACCCACTTAATAGCAATAGCTATCTTGCTCTTAACAAAACCCGCCTGCTCTAATGTTGGTGAAATTAGTCCACTCATAATTACACCCGTATCGCGTCTAGTTGCTGTTGAATGTTGGCTTGTACGTTTGATTTCATTGCCGCTATTTCAGCGTTGCTTTTACGCACTTCACTTAAAATCTTTTCAGTTTCAGCTATCAACTTGTCGTCTTTAACTTCTTCTGTTTCAGTTTTCTTCTGTAATTCGAGAATTTTTACTTTTAGCTGCTCGCGCTCAAGAGTTAGCTTTTCAAGATTGCCTTGAATTTCTTGCATTTGTAGCTGTTCCATAGCCTGCGCTTTTTCAGCTTGGGCTTGTACTTGTGCAAGTTCTTCTTCGCTCATATCTTCTTGAGGCTTAGGAATGTTTAACGCCTGGCGTAGAGTAGCTAAAAATTCCTCTTTATTCGGTAGGTCCATTAATTCAACGAACATAGGCATTGTCGCTGCTTGTGCTTCTGGCGGTATTTGCGCCATTACATTGCTTAATAGTGTCGCTTGTTGTTGGCGATACGTTGGCGTAGCTTTAACCGGCGCTAATGCTAAGTGGCCTTTCCATCGTGCAACATCGTTATTGCGCTTGCCTTCTTCGTTAGGCTGATTAAGTACAATTTGCTTGCGCTTGGCCTTGTCATCACGGTTAACGGTTACCGGTATGTTGTTTTGAGGTTTTAACGCTTCGATAATGTAAGCAAGTAGCAAGTCGCCCACTCTGTTACGTGAGAAATGAAAGTTATCGTTTAATTCAGCAAGTGTTGTCGTGCCTTGTTCAACCAAGTTAGAAATAGCAACACCACTTGTCGCATTGCTGTCTTGGCCAAGCATGGAATTATAAACGCCGGCTGTGTCCTGGATTAACTTCATATCGTTTTGCATGAGGTTAAATTGCTGCGCTGCTATGCCTACATCGTTTTGAATACTTAACGCGTCAGAGGCTTTTAGCTTATTTTTACGCTCCGGGTTTAATGGTATGTAACCGTCCGGCTTTTCTACTTCTTCTTTTAGTCTGTCATTACTTAATTGTGTCGCATCTTCATCAGCAACAATTCTGCGAGCTTGCAGTAAGTAGTTAAGACGTATAACACGCGCATTAATACCGTCTTGCGCTGGCACCATGCGACTAATAAGGCCGTAAGGTTCGCCGCTTGCATCTTTTTGGTAGCCAATGAAAGGCACTAAGTTATACATGCCGCCCGGCGCTTCACTAGGTCTGTCGATAATGCGATGAGGACCAACAAACCACGCTTCACGAACGTTAGGGAAAGAGGCGTATTCTAGTTGTACTTTACCGCTTTGCACTGCCGCTTGGTGTATCTGATTTGTTTTATCGTATTCAATAATGCGCCCGTCACTCATTTTAATAACGTGTGCGCGCTTCCATACTTTGTAGTAAACGACTTGAAGTAATACGCGGTTACGGGTTTGGTCTAGCCACTCGCTTTGTCCACGGCTCCAACTTTGACTGTCGTGCCATGCTGAATGTAACGCGTGTTCTTCTACATGCTCTTTATCAACTGTGTTGTAAAAATCTTCCCACAAATTAACTGAGTTTTTTAAAATCTCTTTGTGATCAGGGAAAGTTGCAAGTGCTTCGTCCAGATCCATCCATTTTTTACGAAGCATCCAACGTGCATCGCTGCGATCTGCTTCTTGTGCGTTCCAATCCCACCACACTTCGCGGCGGTGAATAAACTTAACACGATAAGGTGCGGCAAAAGGAATAGGGTTTTTTGTGACTTCTACCCAGCCAATGCCGGATTTTAATTGACTAGCATACGCATCTGAACAAGCACGATCAGCATGAGATAAACGCCAAGCGTCCTTAAACTTCTCATTTAGCCCTTTTGCTAGTTCTTCGCCGTTTTCATCATCGGCCACGATCATTAAGTCAGAGCGCGAGCGTGCTTCTAAACCAAGTACGCCATCAATAGTAGGCCCAATCATGTTGTGCACTATTTCTGGCTGTCCGCGATCCTGCAATACTTTTCGTACTGCCTCGCTTAATTGGTCGCCATCGTAATAAGCGCAAGCCTTAGTTGCTGGTGTGCGCCAATCCGGTTGACTGTCTATGTCACCTAGTAGTGTTAACAGCTTATCTAGCGTAAAGCCGTCTTTATTTGATTTTACGTGATCAGCCATTTGTTATCGTGCCATCCAATGATTAGGGTTGTGTGGTGCAGGTGTATTATCTTTAATTAGTCGCTTAGGCATTCTGACTCGCATTTCTTGTGCTATTGCATAGCTCATTACTTGGTCATCAAAGCCGCCTGATTGCGCGCCCATCCGACCTTTTTTGTCGTAAACAAACGTATTAAGCTCGTTAACTGTACCGCGCCAAACAATGCCGTCTTTATCGTGAGTAAGCAGTTCATCAAGTCCACTCGTTAGAATTGGCTTTGATTGTGCGCTTGTATGCCAGCCTACCTTGCGTGTTTCTTCGTCTGTATCTTCACGATCAATGTGTTCTTCCGTGTAAATCCGGCTCGTTGGGTAAATCTCAACAAGCTCTTGAAGTGTTGCATGACCGTGATTGTTTCGCTCAACGCCGATATAGGCCTTGTTATACATAAGTCCGATATGCTTGTTTATGTGTGCAAACCGCTTAGGGTCTATATGACCGAACCAATGTGCTACCTGTCGCCCGTCCGATCTGGCAACAACGTCTAATGAGCTGCGATCGCCGTGTTCCAATCCTTCGGCAACATCGGCACCGATCGCATAATCTTCGTTCTCGTCTGGTAATTCCCACACAAGAAAGAAACCAAGTGTTGATTGAGCCAGCTTATCGCCACCTTTAGCGCTTAAATCAACTTTGCCGTTCATTTTTTTGCGTTTACCGGTGTATGGCTCAAGATCATAAACAAGTAACGGCTTAACGCATCGCCCTTCGGCACGCATTAAATCATCACTATCAAACACTTTACGGCCTGACGTTAAGAATGCTTCCATCGGTGTAGATGGATATTCCTGCTTCATCTTGCCTTTTTGGTTGCGCTCCTTGCCTATGTACCAGCTAATTTGCTCGTCTGTGAGTATTGCGCCGTTAGCTTTCTCAACCGATTTAAAGTATTTAGCTTTTTCCTTTGATAGCTTTAAGCCACCCGGCGGTACTGCTGCTACATACTTGGGATCATCAAACCAAGGATAAAAATGAAATTTAAAGTCTTGCGGACCAAGCATTAAGCCTGACGCTAATAACTCCATCGCATCGACTGACATATCAAAGAAGTTACCGCTTGCGCCTTCTGCTGTTGACTCTATAAAAATATAAGAGCCTTCATGTACCGCATTCAGTGAGCCCGATTGAACCTCGTCTGCTCGTAATGGGTAGTTAGCGCATATTTTGCCGTATTCAGATACATGCAAAACCTGCAGTGTTCCCGAACGAAAAGAAACAGCGACTCGAATCCATGAATCATTATTAAACTTAATGCCAGTGCCAGTTTTACTTTTTACTGAGCGCTTACCTGTTTTTAACCAACTTGGTAGCCGCTCATAGGGATACAATATCTTTGAGGAAAATATTGCGCCGGCTTCGTCTTTACCCTGGGCAATTACCCCGCACTGCCTATTGTCGTTAAACATGGCATGGTCTAGGATAAAAACCTGTATTGCTGTACTGAACCCCAATTGACGCGCTTTTAAGATGATGTTTAAAAACCACATCGTCATAAACAACACGGTTTGCGCTATACGACAACGAAATAAAACTTCACGGCCTTTCTCGTCCGCAATGATGTATAAGTTGTTTATTCGCCACCACCAACAATCAAGGTATGGCTCGCAACGCTCTAATAACTCAACTTCGTCTAGTTCAAAGCGTTCTTCTGGTGTTAACCAGGTGCTTTTAGGGTATTTAGCTAGTTTGGGTTGCATTACTGACTAACCACGGTATCTAAACCGCCTGTGCGTTTATCAATGAAATCATCAAGCTTACTAGTGCCGCCAGCTTCTTTACGTGCTTTGGCTGCTTCATGCTCTGCAATTTCCGCCTGATGTTTACCGCGCTTGGTAGCGTGAACCAATGATTTTGTTTGCTGTGCTATGCGTGCTGTCTCAGCAATCAACTTACCGCGTGCTAATGAGTCTGTTTCTATGCTTGATAGCGTCTTAGTTATCGACTCTGCGCGTGTAATGTTTCTATCAAGTGCGTTTTCAGCTTTGAACATTGACTCATAAAGCCGTGTTCTTGCGTCATTGTCAGTGTCAGGATCATCTAATAGATTTTGAATACCTG